ATAAACCAGCCAACATATCATCAAAGTCTAGAGAAGTTTCTCTTTGACAGAATAACATGTTTTCTTCAATTGCTCCTTGAGTGTCTAAGTTTTTTAAGATATTATCAAAATCAACTAATCCACCACCAGCAGCAGTAAATCCTACGTTTACATTACCTCTTTCTTCGATAGCAGCGAATAAACCTTGAGTACCTTTATACCCAGCAGCGGCAGCAGATCCTGCTCCAGCTACACCAGCTTTTTCTCCTTCAACAACAGACATTTCTAAGTAGTCTTCAAAACGTAATCTTGTTTCAGATTCAGCTTTTAAGTACCATAGATATCCAGATGTTCCGTCTTCAGTAGCAACTTCTACCCAACCGATTTGAGCCATATCAGATCCGTTTACAACGTATTTATTTCTGATGATGATTGGTGAGTTAGAGAATTGTGTGAAAGAAGGGTCGATAGACACATATCCGTCAGTGTTAGTAGCGCTATAGTTAGGCGTGCTTGAACCTTTTCCATATTCAGATCCAAATACAAATATCTTCACACCTGTAGTTGCTAAAGATGCTGTAGTTGTAGCGTTGTAAGGAGCAACAGTTAAAGCACCAGTAGCTAAATTAGATGCAGTTACAACAGCTTTTAATTCAGCTCCTGTAGCGTCTAAAGCCACGATAGTAGATCCTACAGATACAACATTAGCAATATAATCTTTAGGATCAGCTGGTGCTACGTCTACAGGAATTGTAATTGTATTTACTTGGTCATTAGTACACGCTTCATAAGAAATGTGTAATCTATTTTGCTCAGACCAAATTACTTGATCAGAACTCATTGGCATTTCAGCACCTACCATTCTTAAGAATCCAGATAATGTTCTGTTTCCGTAACGCTCTACTTCTTGTTCGTAGATCTCTGGTAAATATTGTTGTGCAAAAGTATCAGTGTCGCCAGCGCCAGCGCCGTCGTTAAACTTTAGATAATTGCTATCTAAAATTTCTTGTTTTTGAGATGGCTTCAATGAACCAAATGTTGGAGTTATACTCATTTTTTTTAATTTTTTTAGTTAAATTTTCTAGTTTTTACTTTTAATTTTGAAGAATCAGCACCAGAGATAGCTTTAACTTTTAAACCATTAATGAAAACATCACCACTACTAGTCTTTCTAGGTTCAGTTGAAATGTTTTTTGATTTAACCATAACATCTCTAACAGCGTCAGCCTTGCCTTGCTCGTAAAAATGTTGCGCTATTGTATCAGCGTTTCTAGCAGCATATAAAGCCTTGTGGTAGCCTTTAGTATCTTTAACCTCGCCTTTGTCATTTAGGAACGTCCCAATGAAGTTAGAGATGTCAGATTGTGCTTCTGCTACCTTTTGTGGATTTTTTATACTGTACCTAAACTTACTTTCACCAACATTGAAATCAAAACCTTTGAAGTCGTCAGTTAATAGTTCATTAGTACGTTTTAAAAACTCCGAATGCTTAGCTTTACCAGCTTCCTGCTCTTCGTTATATCTGTTAAAAAAGTCAGTGGCTTTTTGTTGGTCTTGAGTTACGCCTGGTCTCAACTTGATCTCGTCGTAGTATTTACTCTTTGTTTCCTCTAAAAAGTTTCTAGCTTTTGCAACTTCTTCTTTAAATGCAAGTTTCTTCTTGCGTATATCTCTCTGCTCGTCAATGTCTTCATCGTATGAGAAATCTTCTAACATGAGACTTATATCATCACCTTCTAAATAAGGCTTTGTTTGTTTATAATATTCCCTTAATAACGCTTCATTGTCAACATTTGAGTAATCAGCGTTAAGTCTAACGTAGTCATTTATATCACCACCGGTCTCTTCCATAAAAGAAACTAGCTTCTCGATGTTCTCCGGTAGAGTCTTACCAATTACTTTTTCATCTCTGATAGCCTCTTTATATTCAGCCTCTACCTCTTTTACCTCTTCCTCAACATCTTCAATTAATTGTATAGGTGAATTAGATTCTTCGCTAGCGACTACCGCTTCCTCAACAACAGATGGTTCTTCTTCTTTTATTACAACTTTTGTAATATCTGGTTCTGTGTCTATTAAAGGTTCTTTCATGCTAACCTTTGTTACGTTGTTCTCTGGTGTAGCTAATTTTTTAGGTGTCTTTTTCTTTTTTAATTTAAATTCACCTTCTTGTTTTACTGTTTGTTCTGACATAATATAATAATATAAAATTAATAAAGTTTTTTTATCTAGGGTCGAATTGTTCTAATCCAAAACCACCTAGTGAGTCAAAACCTGAAGACTCAAAATTCTTAGGAAGTTCGTCGTTTTGACGTTGCGCTATAAGCTCAGATTGTTGTGTAGCTTGTATTCTAGTTCTTTCGTCTTTACGATCCTCTATATCTTTTTCTTTTCCTTTTTCAGCATCAGCCCTTGCTTTAGCTAACTGGATATTGTAATTAAATTCTTCAGCCATAAGCTCTTTTTTAATTTGAGCCTCAGCCTGCATACGTTGCATCTCGAATTGAGATTTACCTTGCTCTATCTGAAGAGTAGTCTGAGCAAGCGCTTGTTGTTTCTGAACCTCTGCCATAGCAGCTTTTTCAGCACCTTGAGCATTTGCTTGAGCTTGAGCTTGTATGTTCTCCATTTGAGCCTTTCTATCAGCTTCCATTTTCTGCTTACGTTTTATTTTAAGCATTTGGTTAGCTAACTTAATATTAGATATTTGTCTTAAATCTATAACATCTTCAAGATCAATACCTCCAGACTGTAGTGCTATTTGTATATTCCTTTCTAGTATTTGTTTTTCTTCTTCATCAGGTTCTAAATCTAAGAATATACCAAATTCATGCATGTTTAGTTTCTCCACTTGCTCTAAAGTGTTTACGTTAAAACTACTTATAGAGTTCATTAAAGCGTTTTTAGTTAAAGGGAAGTTCAACATATCAGCCGCTCTTAGACTTATATTCTCACATATTCTAACAGTGATGTACATTAACGATTGAAGTATGTGTTTAGTAGCTGTGTTTGATGCCGCTGCTGCTAGTTTCTGTAAACCAACTAAAGAGTCTTTTGCTGGTTGACTACCATCTCTAGCTTCGTTAAGACCTGTGACATCTCTTATCATCTGTAAGTAATACTGATAAGTTTGTATAAGCGCTTGTATCTTGCTCATACCTGACGATGTTTGTAATTCTTGTATAGGCACTTTAGCTCTGTTAGGATCACCGTCTTGTGTTAATGATCTACCAACTATACTACCAGTTTGGAAGTACATATTAAGAGCTTCTTGTGGGTTGTAATTTGTTCCATTACCAAGATCAACTTCAGCCAATCCATCAACATCTACAAAAACACCATCTGGCACCATGCGTGCTAGTACTTGTTGTATTTTCAAGTGAGTTAACTGTATCATGTCAGCAAAGCCTATAGTTTTACTAACTATACTTTCAACCCTACCCTTATACATTCTAGGTGCGGATATGGTGTAGTTCATATTAACCCTAGTTTGGTCACTAAAAGGTCTAGTCATATTTTCCGCTAACTCCCATTTAAGCATCTTATCATACCCTAATATCTTAGCACCACTGTATAATACTTCTATAGACCTACTAACCCTGTTGAAGTTATCACTCTCTGGCGGGTCAAATGTATCATCTTTCTCTAAAGCTTTTTCTAAACCTTGATCTGTCTGCTTTATTTTAAATACTTGGTTGCTGTAAGTTTTGTACTCAAAATATAACACCTGAACATTGTCATTGTTACTATCTTGTCCATTAAAATTTCTAGTTCTGGTTGAATCACCTGGGTATTGCTGTATCTCTATAAGATCTTTGTCAGTTAGTTTTGGAAATTGCTTTTTAACTTCCTCTAGAGGTACACTTTTAACTTCACCTACGTAATATATATCCTCAAAATTTGGATCTTCTGTATAAGAGTGTACTAAGCTAACTGGATCTACGTAATCAACAGTGACTCCGTTAGCTAAATTAAAATCAGTTTTACTAGCACCTATACCTAAAACAACTAGATCGTATGAAACTCTTTTCTTAACTTCTTCATACTTATTATAATCTAGTACATTATTTATAAGCTCTTCTTCAGCTATTTCAATAGCCTGCTTATATGTCAGTTGCATATGTAGCTCTAACTCCTCTTTGCTTTTAGGTAATTGATCTGCGGGTATATTAGTTCTACTTAAATCTATGCCAAAGTTTTGTTTAGCATCCTGTATTAAATCTTGAGAAAAAGCATCTTCAGCTAAATCAGTAGCGTGTTGTGTTCTTTCTTTCACAGCGAAAGGATCTGATGCAAATGATTTTATTTCATAGCCCTTATCTGTCATACCATTAACAACTATGTCGACAAACTTAGATAACACAGCTACGGGTTTCCAGTCTAGATTTAAATAACTTAAATCACCATTTATTGATAACTCATCTTTATACTTTTGAACTGACTGCTCTCCTCTAGCATACAATCTCAACTTGTGGAAATATTGCCAATTACTAGCAAACCTACCGCCGACATTAGTACCTCTATCACCCTTGAACCATTCATTCTCAATAGCTCTACCTACAGCATAACCATATTCTAAAGTTTGCTTTTCTGCGTCTGGTACTACCTGACTAGGGAAAGAACTGTTTGTGTTAGTATAAATCATTTATTTTATTATTTTTGAAATACTTCCGTTGTTATCATATCTGTTAAAAGATAGTTGTACTTTTGTTTTTTGTGTCTTGTAAACTGGTGAATACTTGTTTTTATTACAAGCCATAGCCGCTAGACCAGAACTTATAGTAGCATCATGTTTTGTTCTATTATTTATGTTAAACCTAGCCCAGTCTTCTAGTGTTCTTTGAAAATACATTTGACCATAACTATCACCTTTGTAACCAACGTGATCCTCTATATATGTTTCAATAGACGCTGCGTGAGCTTGTTTAATATCCTCGCTAGAGTTTGGTATTCCACCAATTTCTTTTTCAGTAACTGATAATTTATTATATATTTTATCTGGTCTATTTATAGAGAAATTTCTATAACCTCTCCTTCTTAAGTAGTATAATAACCTAGGTTTATTATTTTCAGCTAATATAGGCATACCATAAAAATGTAAAGCCATTAAAACGTCTTCAAAAAATATCTCAGCGGTTTGTGGCCTAGCTATATACTCTAGGAAAAACATATTAGATGGAGCATTGTCCATATTAAATTTAGTTAAGCCATGTAAAGCCCCGTTAGATCCTCTCTTGTCAACTGTACCTGATATATCGTAACTATCACATCCAAAAGCACCTATGTGCTCGTTACCTGGATATTTAAGTCCGTTTTTTATAACAATGTTGTTTTGTAAGTTCATTGACGGAACCCAAGATACATAAAACCTACCATTATTATTTGGTTTAAATTCAACAACAGTGTCTTTGACGTCACCTCTCCATTGAAAACTACCTCTAGTAACTAAATTCTTATTTCTAACTTCTTCATTATAATCTATCTGTTCGTATATCTTTGTTAAATTATATAAAGATAATTTAGCTTCATCTCTAAAAGCATGTTTTTCAGTTCTTGGAAACTGTCTATAATATTCGTTTAAACCGTCTTGATCGTTTTTTAAACCTTCTACTTCATTTTCCCAGTGCTCTATTACTCCTGTAAGTATTAATTCACCTGTTGGATCGATAACTTTTTCACTTGGCGTATCGAATACAGGTACTCCATAAGCGTCGATGAATCCTTCGTAATTCCATTCCATAGGTATGAACAAACTATATAATCCTGAACTAGTCTGTCCATTGCGGTTTCTCTCCCTGACGTCTGAAGCATAATATAGTTTTTTAAAATTAGCACCACCTTTATCTAAAGCGTTTGAGGTACTACCCATCATACACTTACCTACAATTCTTTTACCTAAACGTAAACAGGTTTTTGTAACCCTCCAGTTATTTAATATATTGTCTGGTCTCTCCCACTTTCCACTTTCATCGTGTACTAGTATTTTTAGTTTTTCACCATCGTACGAGTTGTCCCCGGTGTTTTTCCAGTCGATCGTTGTATCGAGACCCTGCCTTTCCTCTGATGAAATTCCTTCGTCGAGTTTTTTACGGGTAAGTTTCGAGGCTGGGACCCTATAAGCGAGTTCCGTCTTCGGCCTGTCCATACCGTCCTGGATTGGTTTGAAGAAAAAAGGATAGTTGACTGAGATGGGGACGACCTTATCAGTAAACATCTTTTTGGCGTCTTGCCCTGACTTTGATAAAATGCCAAATCTTGAATCTGTGGATATTGTTGCGAGATTAACCGCCTCGCTTGATGCCATGAAAGAGAAACCTGACCGTCTGTTTTTAAGATAACACATTCCGTAACACCGTACATCCGCTTTACAAGCCTCCCAGAATATAAAGAATAATCTGTTCGACTCTCTATAGTCTGCTGCCCCAACATCAATCTTGGACCACTGCAGGAACATATAGTGAGTGCCAGTAATATAATTGCTATCACCGTTATTCTTGAACCAAAAACCCTCTTCACGTCTTTTAAACTCTTCGTCAATATAGTCATACCATTTTTCTTTAAATGCGTTAGGATATTTTTCCCAGTCAAAAACGCTTTTTATTTTTAACAGCTCTTTAGGGTAGTTTAACTTTTCCCATTTTTGCTCTACCTTCTTATTTGAACGCTTGTAGACTTTTTCAGGCTCAGATGGTAAACCTATAACTAAGTTTTGTACTTGCACTACTTCACCTAAAGTACCGTCTTTACTTATTATAACTATATCGTGATCAGCGTCGTAACCATAACTCCACTTTTTGTGTCTGTTATTCTTCTTTATAACTGATGGCTTTATATAATCGTCTAGCGTTTTTACTAATGTTTGCTCGTACATCATTTAGATCTCCCTTCCGCAAAACCTCTAAAAGGTTTTTCTTTAGCATTGTCAGTTTCATTTATCATACTTTTCTCTTCTTCTATACGTGTTAGTATTTCAAAAGCGTCAAATATAGCTAGCTTCTTTGTAGCCGCAGCATTCTTTAATCTATCAGCAGTTATATCATCGCCTGAATCTACTATAGGTTCTTTAGCTACTTTTATTAACTCCTCAACTGCTTTTTGCCCAGCTTGGATTATACTGAGCTTGGTTTTTTTCGTGCTCATACTTAATTACAATATCTTTTGATTTCATACAATATAATAATTCATCATTGACGATGAATTCAAATTCACTATTAGGTGTGAAGCCCACAACATCATTCTCGCTTATTTTAAGAGCTTTTAAGAAGCTATTACCGTATTTAAGTATTCCAATATGGTTTTTCTCTTTCTTTATCCCTAAATCATCCCTATCAATTATAGGCGCTACGAAGCATCTACCATTAAAAGGTTTCCACGAGTTGTTTTTACCATACATATATATTTGATCTAGTTGGCAAAAATACTTGTTATCTTTAAAATACTTACTACTATTAACCTCTTTACCTTTTTGATTGTAGTATCTTCTAAATATATTGTGATGAACTATTACTTCATCACCTACTTTTATGGGTGTATTTATTGCTATTGGCACAGAGACCACTATAGCTTTATTGTTTACAAATTTATGGCTTTCTATTTTAGAATTTAAAACCAAATTTTTGTCACCCACTTTTAATTCATTATCGTATCTTTGTCCTACTGGCTCTATAATAAAATCATACACACTATTCATTAGTACTGAAGATCATATTCAATAGATATTGCCATGTTAGAATTAAACTTCTTCCACGGCAACACCTCGTTATTTTTCTTTATATATATGTTATAAGAATTATCTTGTTCTTCAAGTAGTATATAAGCTATTTTATGACCACCATAAACCTCCTGACCTATAGAGTAATGCATTGCATCATTCTTATAGTCAGAACCTATACTTATTTTTCTTACAACAGAACTCATTATTCCGCTATCTCAAGAGTTTTTGTTTCTTCTTGCTTAGCTTCTTCATAAGTACCATCAGCTAAGTTTACAG